GGCTTTCGGCCGGGCTTTCATGATGAACAGAAAGCCATTGCACCGCGGACCCGACGCCTCCAACCTTCTCCTCTTATTATTCAGCTCATCCGTCAAGGACTTGAGCGAAGGGAGAGAGAATGGCAGAAGATCCCTGACACACTTGAGGGGGTCTTTGAAGACCAACAAAGGACCGATGAATGGCTGGGCCGTATGTGCTATGCCTATAGAGCTAGTCTCGCCCAGGACATTAAGACTCGAGTTGTAAAGGACCAGTACCTCTACAATCGCTTGGTTGCAAGAGTAAAACTCCAACCAATGTCGGTAGAGAGACTCGAATATTACCGGTCTGCTCGCTGGATCTCGACGAATCAGTCAGTTCCAGTTCCTCCGCTCCGCCCCCTTGTGGCTCCGGAGTTCGGTGTTCCCCGTGGCCCATTGGTGCCACCTACCCGTCGTGGATGGGTTCAAGCGGATCGACTATGGTTAAGTCGCCGCAATTACAACCGCCGAAAGGCCCTCTCCCTTGGGGAGCGGAAGCAAGTTCCTGCACTGTCAGGGCCCGAATTAACGCAATTCGACGCATTACGTGCTGGTCACCTAGACCCGCACGGCAGCCTGTTTGAACATTCTCCTCGTGATAATACTCTGATCCAAGCGATCATCGAGGCACAGGAGGCTTTCCGCACTCACCCTTCCCTCATCGCCGCGCTCGGTATGGTAGGCTACGCTGCCTACAAGTTTGGCGCGGACAACGATGTTGGAGAAGGGATCTGAGATTCCCTGACCTCGGTAGGTCAATAAACTGCCGGGTGTGAGCATGTCCAGAACTGCTCCAATCCGAGTAAGAAGACTCTGTCTCTTGAATCCTCGCCAGGCCCGGGGCACGTTTTATGGTTTTACGTGTTCGACTAGGTACGGCAGGTCTGAGACGAGCAGGCTCGTCGGATGAAAAATCAAAGTGGGAACCCAATCCCAGTCAATCAGCGAGCTGCTGAGCGACTCTGTTGGGGTTTGTGTTTGGCAACGGAGTCATCAGCTCAGCAGCTCGCTGACTGGGATTCCAAACAACCAGACTTTGATTCGGCACCTAGACCACGTTCGAAGGTCCTACACCTTATCAGGGGTGATGGACAACTAGAGCGAAGAGTTTGTGCCCGGGCCCTTAGGGCCATTGGGGTTTGTATGTGTAAAAGCCCAAAACGGTTTCCGTGCTAAACAAAATGCCGAGAGACTGCACGGCGCTTTCCCCCTACTAGTCTAAGTCCACCCCCGAGCGGGTCGCATCTAGGAGGCTGGTTACATACAGATGTACAGTCCGCGTGTGCTGAAGCGTTCACGCCCAATATGTCAGCAAACAAGGGAAAAGGCCG